CACCATATACGCTTCCTGTTTCCATATCTCTTAAAGAACCATCATGTACTGCTGAATAATATAAAATATTGTCTAAATATAGAGGTAAATATCCTGAAATTGTTTCTATTTCAATACCAAATTGATATTTTTTACCAAAAGTATTTTGGTAAGTATCTGGAATATTTTCAATACTTTTTGCAAAATCTCCAAATATACCTTTAAATTTTCTATATTGTTTACCATATTTTTTAGTAGACATAATAGTTTTAGTACCATTTGTTAATTCGTTTTTTTTATAAAAACAACCACTATTTATATCTTCAATATAATATTTTTTAAACAATTCATCTTTTAATAATTCTTCAGTAATTAAACTTTTATTACCCTTTAGGTCAACTTCAGGAAGATTTTTTAGTTTACTCTGCATATACTCATTACGTAATGAATAATTATTTTCAAATATTAAATCACCTTCTGTAGATATTTTAGCAAATACTTTAATATAATATTTAATATACCTGTCATCTAATATTAAGAAAGTATTAATATTTCTAAAATCTAAAATTATTCTACTATCATTTTTATTAAAATATCCTAATATAGTTACATGAATAGAATCTATTAATGAAATTTTAATATTATCATTTTCTGCTAAAAATACTGTCGCATTAGTTATAGTATTAATAGTTTCTGTATAGGTTCTTAAATCAATATTTGTTTCATTATATATTTCTTCAAATATATCAAAGTCTGGCATATCAAGTATATCTCGTATTAGAGTTTGAATATGTATAAATCTTTGATTATTAGACCTTTGCAAAAGAGTTTCAGAAGATATATCTAAAAATGAAAATATATTATCTGAAAAATGAATAGATAATGATAGTAACGAAGCATCTGATATACGACTTGCAAAACGTTCTAATCCTAAATGTAAAAATCTATTTAAAGTTAAGTCTATATCTGAAATTGCATTATTTACTGTAAGCGGCTGCTGATCCGAATACGAATCCTCTGTTATTTCTTGATTTGGCATTGTCTAATGTATATAAGTGTAATTGTAAATTATTATTTAATTCTTCTAAAGCTATTGTACAATATTCTGCACTACTTAAATCTAAAGTTGATAAACTTTCAGTAAGATCAAACATAATTCCAGAAAATTCTTCAAAATATTCAGCAAGTGTTGATTCAACTTCTTCTAAAGAATCACTTAATCTATAATTAGGTTCTATATAACCTACTATATTAATTGGTGATTGATCTTTTATAGCAGGAAATTGCATTACGTTTTGAATATTTGTATTATTAATAGCGTTATTTAAATTAAAAGGAGATTTCTCTAAATCGTTATTTTTTAAATATTTTTTTAAACGATTATCATTAGGATATACTTTTTGAAAATATTGTTTATTAATAGAGTTATTAATTCTATTAGTAACGAAACTAGAGAAAGTTCCATCTGGAAATGATTGTATTACTTCTATTATATCACCTTTAGATATTTCTATATATGCTTTATCTGCATCTGCAGGTTGTCCTGCATAATTTAAATCTAACATAGCTATTGCATAATCTGTTGCTTTTATAACATCTGTCATAATCAATAAAGATTTATCGATAGTTATTGATAAATTCATTGTAGGTAATAATACTGTAAAAGTATTTTCATCAAGAACATTCATTATTTTACAATAAGTATGTTTAAAATACTTATATGTAGCATTATTAGATGTTTTAACCTCCCCATTATGTTTCATACGAACATTACAGCCTATTAATTTTCTAGACTCATAATCATTAAATTTAATAGTGTCAGGAGTTTTTGGATAAACATGTTTATAAGGTATTGAAGCTATGTTTAAAGCTTCTCCTATAAACAAGCCATCTTCTAATGTATACAATTTATCATTATCAAATTCTTTAATGTTTATACAATTTATAAGCTCTAAAGATTCTTCTAATGATGAAATATACATATTAGGACCTATATGTCCTCTAAATAATGGTCTTTCTTTATTTTTAAAAACATATAATCTGTTTTTAATTCTAATATCATGAAATATTAATGCAGCTGCACCTTCTATTTCAGATAATACTGAAAAATCATCACTTTTGTTAAGACATCCTGTAATAATATCACTATCTACCGAATAATCTTCTATTTTAAGATCGTATTTTTTAAGTAAATCCCAATGGTTTTTTAAAGTGCCATTATGAATTAAAATACAATTATCTCTTTTAAAAGGATGGGCATTAATTATACTATTTACACCTACTGTTTTAGATCTTACATGGCCCATAAACATAGTATCGGGTACTAAATCTACTGATTCTGTAACAAATTTCCAACCTGGTATAATATCTTTTTGTAATTCATTTAAATTACTATAAATACCTGTAGCATCTAATCCTCTTTCTAAAGAATTAATATACATTAAAGTATCTATATTTTGTTTATTAAATGGCTCAGGGCCACTAAAACCCACTAATCCACACACGTTATACCTCCTTTTTTAATTAATTTCATTATTCAATAGTTTTTAATAATTTGTTAAATTCAATGTGATAATCTTCCATTATTTCTAATGCCATTTCTTTATCAGAATTATTAATACATTTAATAATATCTTGTTCATTAGTAATAATACCCCCTGAATTAACGAATTCTATGGCTTTTAAAGCATTTTCGTGAGCCCATATGATAAGTTCATCATTTTCAGTCCAAAAGGTGCTTAAAACCCTGTATTCTACACCATACAACTTTAAACGATATTCACCAGCTTTACCATACATTTTACGTCTTTCCGTATCATTATCTAATAAAATAGATGGAACACCTAAAAATAGATCCATAGCTTGAATAATTTTAGCAGATGTTTCATTATCAGGAGTATCATATCCTATATGAATGTGGCCACCAGCTGTTCTTAATAAAGGATTATCACGTCCTACTTCATTAACATCACCTGTCCAAGCATTAAATGATTCTGAGCATCCAAATTCTTGAGCTTGATCACTTTGCAATTGATCATATTCAAACATTGTAGATGCAATACATTTAGCTATCATTCCAATAGGTTTTAATACAGTATCATTAATGTAATTTTTAACAAAAGTGATATTTTCTACAAATTCTTCAGAAGTTTTACATGGTGGAATACAATATTCTATCATTACATTATCTTCTTGTAAAGCATGTCCGTTTTCAGTAATAGGAATAGGATGTTTTTTAGTACCTCCTACCAAACCACATACTGGAAATGGAGTATCTGTATCTAATGAATAAATAAACATTTCTGGATCTGCTCCAATTAACACGTTTTTAACAATCTCGTTTCTCATAGGTTTTTAATATAATAATTAATTGTGTTACTATTTCTTTTATTTACAAAATTATGAATATTAGTCCAATTAGCGTCTAAATACTCATTTAAAATATTATTAGTTTCTTGTTGTGAAGATGTATACATTACTGTAGAATAGTTTCCTATTTTATCACATATAAATTCTAATATATTCATATAATCTTTTACAAATTTTTGGACATCTTTTAATTTTTTTTTCTTAACCATAGATATTGAATTTTCATCATCATAATATCGTCTAGGATCTTCTAATAAATAACCATTAAGTTTATTTATAACTATAGATGAACAATTGCCAAATAGTTCATATAAACCTACCTCAATAGTTGTAGATCCACTTCCACTATTATATTTAGCTATAGTATTATACAATACTAATTGTATATCCATACTTATATAATTTCTATTATGTCCTGATTCTTTAATTATAAATCTATAGTTAGGATAAATATCAAATAATTTATTATTTACAATTAAAGGTTTTATTTTTAACTCTAACCATTTTTGAAAAACAAAAGAATAATCTGGTTTAGCAATTCTATTTTTATTTATTTTTAATTCTTCTTCTAACTTTTTAAGTATAGTTAATTCTACGTCAGAATGTAATTGTAATTTTTCTTTAGTAATACATTTTTTTTCTTTAATTTCTGAAATAATTATTTCTTGATCTATCATTTATTATTGTATTTTTCGGTTAATAATTTATTAATTTCTTTAATATATTTTTCTTGTGTAATAGTACCAAAAGATGGTGCACTACACGATTCACATATAATCCATTTAGGATCATCACGTTCAAGACCTTTACAAGATCCTTGTACCATTACATCAAATGCTCCGATGTCTAAATCTAGACTATTTAATGCAGTTACACAGTCTTGTACAATAGTATTCCAGTTATTAGGTTTTTTAAAACTAGGATTTTCTTCTAATATCCATACACATACATCATCATGTCGTTGCCAAGTACCTTCGGGAGCATCATTACGTAATAACTTACGACAGGTATAGAAACAGCCATCTTTAGTTACATGTAAACGATATTCACGTGAATAAGGTATAAACTTTTCAAAGATATAACCAGATAATGTTTTATTATACATCCAAGCTTCTAATGCTACTTGATTGTCTAATTTATAATTACCTCTACCTCTAGAGCCATATAATGATTTAGCTACAATAGGATATGGTAAATTTTGTGTAGTATTAACATGATGTGTATTCATATTTCTAAAAGTATCTCCTGCTGTTTGCCACCATTCAGCAGTTTTAACACCTGCTCTAGTAAAACATTCTTTCATTAATAACTTAGAAGCACTATTACGCACTGCTTGTGGTGTATTAATCTGGATACGTTCTTCATTACGTTTGGGAATAGTTTCACTACCTAATCTAACTACAGAACGAAATGGATTAAAATCCAATAATGTACGAAGCATTTTATGACTAGAGTGTCGTGAAAGTATTTTAGGACGAAATAATGTATATTTCTTATTTATTTTTTTAGTTTTCATGCTATAACTTTTATTTTTTTAGATTCAATTAAATGTTCTTTTTTATCATCAGTTATAATTTTAAAATACTTAACATTACCTTGTTTAATAGTATTTTTAATAGTAGCAATAGTACCATAAGGTAATCTAGATTTCTTAATTACTTTTACTTTAGCATTAGGTTGCTTAGTACGAATTAAAGGTTCGTTATAACCTTTAGTAAGTTTTTTAAAATCAGGTGTAATTATTTCTACATCATCTAATAAAAATTTTAGTTTTTTACCATTAGGTGCATATAGTTCTATATAATTAATAACAGTATTTGTTTTAGGAGATGTATATTCTAATTTAATTTTATTAATATTAAATTGTTTATTACTTTCAAACATTTCTTTTTTAATTGAACCCCATCCAAACATTTTAGCAGATTGGTTATAATCTTTTAATTTAGCATAACATAAATTAGATATGAAATCTTCTGTAGACTGATTAAAAGAATATCCTGAATACTTATTTTTATTTATACCAAATCCATAATTCATATTAGCATCTTTAAAAATAATTTTATTATTTCTAACAAAACATAATTTTTTATCTAATAAACTAACATTTGGAAGTAATGGTGAACTAGATGGTGGGCTTATAAAATCAAAAATATTTGATATAATACGAGGCTCTACTTCTGTACGACCTCTTTGATTTATAAGTAATTCACTATAACTAAATGTAGAACTAGAATGTCTAAATGAAGGTCTGTTATTATTTATTTTTTTTTCAATCAATTTTTTAAATTTACCATCTTTAGGAATATCAATATATCTTAATTCCCAATTTTTAAAAATCTCATCATCTATTTTGCATATTTTTATTAAGTTTTGATTCATTTTTTTAAATTTTAATTCATAAATTTTAATTGTAATTGTTTATTCAATATATTATCTAACTCTTTATTACATTCTTTAATATAAAATTGATAATTTATATTATATTTATCAAATTCTTTATTTAAAAAGGTATTAAATATAGTTATTTGATAACCTTTATTAATAACTTCAGCAGTTCCTTTAGCATAATTTTTCATAAAAGAACTACCTTTAGTAGATATGTAATATCTAGTTACTTTTTGTTGTTTTTCTATCATAACTTTATCATTAATAATTGTTTCAGTAGTACCATAATCTTGTCCTTTAAACTTCTGTCTACCACAAAAATCATATATATTAATATGATTCAATATAGTAGTTTCAATAGGTATATTATTAACAAAATATTCTGATAAAGCTATAGGTATTATTTTGAAACTATTATCTTTATGATAATCTTTATCTATTTCAAAAGCACCCTTATATTTAGTTTTACCATTTGTAGTAACGGCTAAGTAATTATTGCTAACTAATTTGTCTCAAATTTCTCTGAGGATCGGACTATATCTTCAATTTTAATTCTTTCAATTAAAAATGTTTTATATTTTATTTTATTAGAATTTTGTCTACAAAAATTACTCATAACTGATGTATATTTTAATTCTTTTAATCTAATATAATTACATGATTCAATAAAATTATTGTTTAAATCATATATTTTATATTTATATTTAGTTAAATTTTTAGACATTATTAAAGATTGTTTTAAATTTCTTTCAGGAGTAGTTTTCCAATTATCAGATAATTTCTTACCATGATCTTTTCTATTACCTAATTTCCATTCATTAATTAATCTTTTAGATATCTTTTCTGAAGTTTCTTTATGAGTTATCATATTAGTTGATGAATCTTGTCTAAGATTATAACCAAAATTTCTATTTAATGAATTAAATTTATTCATCCAATAGAGTTCTCTAATTTTACATAATTCTTCATTTATTTCTAAATATTCTAATACAAAATATTCAAAGTTTTCATTACCATATTTATACCAAGATCTTAATAAATAAGTATTTTCATTATTTATTCTATTATTTTTAAGATCGTATAAATGTTGATGAATTCTTTTATAAATATTTTTAGATTTTCCTATATAAATTTTACCATTTATTATATTTCTAATACAATAAATTCCACATTTTTGATCTTCTTTATTTGATTTCATATTGCATATATACGCAATATAATTGTTATAACCAAATAAAAAATTAATAATTGCTTTGCGCTTCCACATTTAAGTGTACTCTACTAACTTCCAAACAACAAAGTTTGTGTTTTCGATAGTCTCTGAACCTTACTTTTTTAAGTCTTGGCTGCTGATTACCATATACAGACTGTATTTAGGCTTCCAGCAATTCACAAAGTTAAGACGCCAATTTAACGTCTCTAATTATCATTTTACTATATTCTACATATTCTAATGATAATTTAGTCTTATTTTCCCATTTTTTACAAGTATTATGATATTTAGCAATAGCATTTCTACGTATTTTCATAGTAATACCATCAGTATTAACCTGTAACATTTGTAAATCTGGTATAGCTAATGTTAAATCTTCACATAACATAGTAAGTAATAACTGACCATTTAAAGTAGTTTTCATAGTATATAATGGATCATATAGAAAGCTATATATATCATTAGATTTACCATAAACACTGTTTAAACTAAGCTTAAAACCATCAGATAATGTCATATTACCTGCTTTTTTAGCTGCAATTCTTTGTTTTAATATACCTTCATATACTTCACAAAAAGCTTTACCTAAATGTTCAGGATATAATCCATTTAATACTGCAATACTTGGGTATAAGCTTGCGCAGCTTATTTTTTATACAAGATTAATCAATTAAGTTATCAGCTTAATCACTTGTAATCTCAGATTTCTCTGAGGATCGGACTATATCTTCATTTAATAGTCTTTATTATTTAGGGTAAAAAGTTATTAAATGTTCACCGCTTCCAAAAGAATGATTAATTCTAATGTACTCCTCGAAAGGATAGTCTCTGAACTTTACCTATTTCTAAGTCTTAGCTGCTGATTGGCATGTAATATAAAGAATATAATAACGGCTGAACCCCAAAGGTTGATACCCTGTACCCATTCACCTATTTAGTAGAGTTGAACTACTCCACCGCTATTATATATAGGGACTCGAACCCTCACCATCTTTAATATTATTTAGCGTTCCAGCAATTCAATGAATTAAGACGCCGCATTAACGTCACAATCTATTATAATATATTCATCATTAGATTCATATACTCCAGGTTTAATACAACCATGTATTCCACCTAAACCATAATCATATTTAAATCCTTTAATAATTAAAGAATGTTCTAATGAACCTTTTGTTTCTGTAATTACTAAACTTTCAAAAATATCCTTAATTTTATTAAATTCTTCAGTATTGAATTTAATATAATCAAACATACAGTCTTTTAAAGCTATTTTAAGCCTATTAGAGCGTAGTTTTTTAATATCCCAGGGATTTAGTCCTGTAGCTTCACAATAAAGCTTTAAAACCAATTGTTCACCTATTTTACTATCTGGAAAATTACTACATTTTAAATTATATTTAGCATTTAGATCATTTCTTAATCCTATTTTATCTAAACTAAGTTTGTAGAATTGATAAGTAGCCATTACATCATTTAAATTATATTCTAATATAGAATCTACTTCTTCTATAGAAATATCATCTTTAGTGTGAAATATAGGCATTTCCATAACATTTGGATAGTTCATAGCTACTTCTAATCCTTTTAAAGACTGAGATCTAGCTTTATTATTATAATGCCATAATTTAAATAAATCTAATTGAACTATTAAAATATCTGATAATTTAATAGCATTAATAGCATTAAATTGAGGTTTATTTTGTTCTTCAATTAAAGATTGAGCTTTTTCATATATTTCTGTAATTATAATAGAAGGATTATATTCTTTAATTATCCATTCTTTATAATAATTTAACATATGATGTATTATAGGATAATCAAAGTTTACATTATTATATCCTATTTGTGCTTTACATTTTTTCAAATGGGTAATAAGTTCTATTAAATCATTTCTATCTTTATGTATAACATATTGTACAGTTTCATTATTGTCAATATTAAAAGCAGAATAAGTAAAACAACTTTTTAATGTTTCAATATCATATACGTAACAATTTCTATTCATTTTTTATTATTTAAGTTAACGGTATGAAAAGAAAACCCTATGAAAATTATATTGACGAATCCCTTTATATAGGTATTCTATTATTATAATCTTCATAGGGTTAACTACGGTTTATTCTGCTGGTTTATCAACAGTATTTTCTACATTTACTTCAGGCATTTCAGATACTATATTAGCTTCTGCAATAGCTTTTTCTTGTAATTTTTTTCTAACTATTTCAAGCATAGCTACTTTATAAGCTCCACCTATACGATTTTTCTTACCTTCTTTATTAAAAATGGCAAATAATTCTTCTAAAGATAACTTATCATATTCTTCATATTTCTTTTGAAAAGCTTCACGTCTAACATTATTAACTATTTCAATAGATTGTTGTTTTTTTTTTAAATTTACCATATTTTAACTAATATTAGTTTTTTCATAAATTATTGTTTTAAATTTCTTTTAAATTAGTATAAATATAATACCATTGATTTCTTTTTACTTCATTTAAATTACTAGCTCTATCAATGAATACTCGTATTTCTATACCTAAACATTTATCTAAGCGATATAATTGATATATAACATAATTTAAATCACTATATTCAGTTTTAGTAGTTATATAACTATTTGTTTTATGGTAAATTAACCATTTAATAGATTTTAATATTTTGTTCATATTAGTCTTGTTTTTAAATTTAATACCTATCTTCAAATCCTATTTTTGATAAAGGATATAATCCCATTAAAAAAGGAATTACACTTAGTACTTTTTCATGTGGTTCACCTATAATTATTACTAGTATTCCACATGCTATCATTGCTAAAGAACATATTATTCTAATTTTATTTATTGATTTCATATTAGTCTTGTTATAGGTTTACTTTTTTAATTACTTTGTCAGGTTATAGGCTTACTATTAGGTGTTAGAATCGTTATTTCAAATTACCCTGCTCATCGAACTTGCCTTGTTCGTTGATTCTGCTTATTTGTCCGTTACACTTTAAATAGAGGGCTTTATATTCATCCCTTTCTTTTCTGTCAATTGACTGTTTGGCTATCTTTTCGAGTGTTTCTGAAATAGTGAATAAAGTAATACTAATAGATGCTAAGAATACTAATAAAGTTATTTTAAATGTCTTTTCCATTGGTTTAGTTTTTAAATGTTAATAGTGATTTAAACTTCTCAACTCCGTAAGCGTGCTTGCTTTCTAAAATAGGTAGTAACTCACAAGCCTTGTAGCTTTCTTTCAATCCGTTGCTTTCAATAAATGACTTAATCCCAAATTCACAAGCGCCAGTTGCTAATCTGTAATATTTAATATCAATAAGAGTATCTTTGTTAATAGGTTCGTTTTTTAGCTTCTCAGATATTAACTTAAACTGTAAATCTTCAACTGCTTTTTTCATTGATTTTCCGTGAGCATAGAATTTACCACTTTCAGCTACATAGCAATCTTCTCTTTGAATTACATTATCTTTGACACCTATAACATTATAACCTTTATAAATAATTATATCACCTTTAGGTTTTGTTGATTCGATAATAAATAGATTTCTATCAACCGACTTCCATTTAAGCCCTGTAAGGAATTTAGCCTCTAATTTAACATCTGAGTAAATGTATAAACAACCCCCAACTGTTGTTAAATTATCTAATTTAACATCTGAGGAAATGTATAAATCACCCCCAACTGTTGTTAGATTATCAGCCTTTAATTTAGCATTTGAGTTAATGGATAAATCACCCCCAACTGTTGTTAGATTATCTAATTTAGCATTTGAGTAAATGGATAAAAAACCTCCAACTGTTGTTAAATTATCTAATTTAACATTTGAGTAAATGTATAAAAAACTCCCAACTGTTGTTAGATTATCTAATTTAACATTTGAGGAAATGGATAAAAAACCCCCAACTGTTGTTAGATTATCTAATTTAACATTTGAGGAAATGGATAAATAACCCGTTACTTCTGTTAATTTGGAGTAATCTGTATTATCTCCTTGTCTGATTGTTAAATCGCCTTTGTGTATCATATTTCAAATATATTTTGGTTAATATTTATTATATTATTATAACTATCTTTTAATCCTTTTTTATATGCTTTTTCAATTTCTTTATCCATATCTTCTTGACATTGAATATATCCTTTGATAAAACCATGATATGTATAATCTTTACTATCTATTACTGCAAAGTCTTTAGCTAATTTTTTAATTTCTGTTAATGTTTTCATAAATTAAATTTTTAAAGTTAATAAAATAAATACTAGTAGCTATGATAAGTAACTACTAGTATCATTAAGTCCAACCAATTAAGGTTAATCCACCATTACGTTCTATGTAACGTACAAGCAATAAGATAAGAAGGATCTTAATTTTTAAATGATAAGTTCGAATACCATTACGAAACTTAATAGGATTTGAACCTATATACCTTCTAAGTGAATGAGATTCGAACTCATGTGCTCTCCGCTATCTTTAATTGGTGGAGGCAGAGGGGTGCTGCCCCCCTCGTTTTCCTTGTATTTTTATATAACTTTCTACATGTTTAGTTTATTTTTCTAAATAAACAAAATATCTAATTTTTTTAAAATGATTAGTATCATCTATTAACTTAATAGTATAATCCCTATTCTTTAATTCTATGGATTTGTTGATTTTAAGCTGCCAACTCTAACTCTGCTTCAACAGCAGGAATCAAATTAATGATTTTTGCAGATGGCTTGGACAAGAAGGCTAAATCTGCTTTAGTACCTACTTCATTTGTTATATTGTTTCCAATTAAACTTTTACCAACTAATATTTTAATACCACGAATTAGTAGGCAATGGTATACATGCTTATTTATATATTAATACTTGGAGCTTCTACTTACCCCCTTTTAATATTTTTGTGGATTTATATAAATTTAATAAAATAAATTTGTATATTCCACATAGTGTATGTATCTTTGTATATGAAAAAATACATGCAAAATAGAAAATTAATTACTTATAAATGTGAATATTGTAATAAAGATTCAGAAAAACCACAATCTGAATATAATCGTAATATTAGTTTAAATCGTAAAAACTATTGTTCTAGAAAATGTTCAGCTAAAGGTTTTGCAACTTTATTATGTAATAAAAATTTTAAATATGATATTTCTCAACATTCTAATAATAGAAGAGATAATTTTAGTGGTTTTAAATTAATATTTAGAGTTTCTAAAAAAAGATTTAAAGATTTTAATATTACATTAGAAGATTTAAAAGAACAATGGGATTTTCAAAAAGGAATTTGTCCATATTCAGGAGTTTCTTTATTGTTTCCTAATTATAAAGGTAAAAACAACAGTATTTATACAGCATCATTAGATAGAATTGACTCTTCTAAAGGTTATATTAAAGGAAATATTCAATTTACTTCGCAATCAATGAATTATATGAAAAATAATATGTGTCATGAAGATACTATAAAATTATGTAAAATTATAGCACTTCATAATTTAAACATTCTTTAATGTTCTACTGTATCATATGCTCTTTTAATCATTAATACAGATATCCATAATACTGATATTAAGAATATACTACCATATATTATATCCATTATAGATTTAATTTAGATTTAATTAATTGTTTTATATTGGTTTCAAAATTATCTCTTTTTTTACATAAATTTAAAATATCTATATATGATAAACATGGTTTATTTTCAATAATATAATTTTTTGCAGCTTCTTTAGTTGAAAACCATAATATACCATTAGATTTAGCTATTGATTGATTCATGTGAATATCAGCATCACTTGTTTCACCATAATAGCTATATAAATCTAAATTTATACAATGCATACGAGTACCTTCAAATATTTTAACACCATCTTCAGTTGTAAATAATGGGTTTTTAGATTCAACTATTTCTTGCCAATCATTACTGCCTATTATAAATCTTCTAGGAATTAATTGATCTCCTAAAAACGCTAACTGAGCACTATATTGATCATCTTCAAGAATTACAGTATCTCCTGTTATTTTATGTTTATATTTTTTCATGTTATTTATCATTAAATTGTTTAAATAGGTTATATAATATTAATCCATATAATACTAATAATCCTATAATTGTTATTGTTAATACTATTTTATACATGTTAAATGTGTTTAAGTACTCTAAGTAGGATTTGAACCCACGTGAACCAGCTACTCTTTCAACACGATATAAGCGTGAGGAGATATTAGAGCATAAAATAAGCCTATAAGCAGCTATTACACTACTTATAGGCTATTATTTTTAATCTTTGGATAGATTATACGTTGATAGCATTTGCATTAATCTGAACAGCTTGAAATGCTTTAATTTCTTCAGCATTATCATGTGCAATTAATACATCGCTTTCATTAGCTACTTCTGTATATACTGTAGTACGATAAATGGTTTTACCATTTACTTTACATGAAGGAGCATTTTGACTTGTTCCTGCACGTTTTTCAGTATAACCTAGCTCTTTAATTAAAGATTCTTTAACGCAAATATTACCTGGCATTACAGTACCATTTACTAAGAAGTCTTTAGCTGCATTAAATGCATCTTCGCTAATAGATTTAATTGCAGAACGTACTTTAACTTGAGCAATTGCACCTGACATGTCAATTTCTTGTTGTGCAATACGTAAAAAACCATAACGTTTACCGTCTTTACCTAATTTTGGTGAACCATCTTCATTAGTGTTTAATGTAAATACTTGACCTTCTGTTGTTGCTGTAATTTTTACTTGAGATTTCATAATTGTTTGTTTTTTTAATTGTTTGTTTATTATTTATTAATTGATGTCTATTTAAACTACTTAGACTTGTAGATTGTAATCAATATTCTAGACTATTGATTGTTAATGTTTTAAAAGAAATAGAGGAGTAATAAGGAATTTCGTTAACAAATTACTACCTCTATTCTTTTCGACCATGAGCACTGATCAGTATTTATTCGTAATTAATGTATTTATTTAATATTTTATTATACTTATAATAACCTATAGAACAATCAGGTGATTTACTAGATAGATATACATCTATACTAACTATACCTTCTTTCTTATCTGTTATTACATGTAAAGTTTGTTTATTGTAGTGAGGATGTGTGATAACAATATGATATACTTTATCAAATTTAAAGAATGTAGTAAATGTATTATTAATTTTAGCAATAGTATTAATACTATTGTTTGATACAAATCCTATCATTACACTATCTGTTTCTATCTTTTGATTATCTAAAAATACATTAAATGATGCTTTAACTTCATTATCAGTACTTTGTGCAAAGCTATTTAAGGAAGCTAAACCTATTAATAATATTATTATTCGTTTCATGTTAATTTAATTGTTAATAAAAACGGTTTGCCGCCACCGTAAGGAGTTTTTATTCGATACACTTTAAATCTGATTAATATATTGCTATATTAATTAAGGTTTTAATCTCTAAAAGAGGCTATGATAATAGCTGAACCTGTAATTGCTAAAAATAACCACATATTAAGATATTTTTAGACTTAATTGTATGTTATACCATTTTGCATCATTTTTATTCATGCTAATAGTTAACATTTCTTTTAATGTTTTCAATCGGTGCTCAATGTTTTTTGTAAATACAGGTAAACCTGCACTTGTTACTACTAATTTACCTGAATTAGTAGTTTTCTGATAAACGTTTCTCGTTGTCATATGGTATTTGTTTTTAAATTAATGTTTAATTAATTAATTGATTATCTTATAGATATATTATATTAAACTTATCTAGTTAGTGCTGATAAAATGTTATTATACACTCAGTGTCATGAACAAATATAGTACTATCAACCCAGATTAATATAGATATTTATACAAACATCGTTATATTATTGTAATAGTTTACTATTTGATAATCAATTAATTAATGTTAAGACGTTATATTTTTGCTAAGATATTATCAAAGCTTTTTACAGTAGCTTTATTGTTTTTATAGATTAATGTAATACTTTTAATGTTATTGAAATTAACATTAACTTCTATATCACCTTCATTATAAGCAATAAATGTCATATACTTTATTATATTATCTTCATTTCTGAATTTAACACAATATTGTGTATTGATTTCACATTTAACTTTATATTTTCTATTAGCAGTTTTAGTCATTACTTGTTCGTAAAAACCAATATCTGATATTTTATATAAAGTATATGTAATACCTTTTGAGTTCTTAAATTCACCATGTATAGTGAATTGTGCGTTGCTTTGTAAAGTTAAGCATAAAACTATGGCTAATGTTGAGATTAATTGTTTCATAATGATTTTTAATAGTTAAATTGTTAATTAAATATTTAATACAAATAATGTTATTATAATGTCTAATAAAGCAGTTATAAATAAAGCTTTACGACATTCTTGATCAGTACCTGTAAACATTGGCATAATTAATAGGGTTATCATAAGTTGTTTAGTTAAATTGTTAGTTAATTGAGTGATTAATAAAAAAATACATAAGCCTTCTAGTTACTTATGTAGCAAACTGTGTTAATTTGACATAGTTTTTGTTGTGGTTACGTATCTATTACCGATATATCTTAAGATGTTTAAAACCATGCACTGTTTTAAACATCACTAGGGATAATAGAGTTGGACAGCAATTATATAGTATCAATATGATGCTTTTTTTGTATGCTGTTTTACCCCACGCTTTAAAGATTTATATTCTCTGCTTATTTACCCCACCGAAGAGCGCAAAGCGTTATTAGAACTCTAAATGTGTTATATTAAAGAAATACTATCATAATGCTCTTTAAATAGATGAGAAAATTGAGTTCCCATATATTTACATGATTCCTCATCTTTTAAATAACAAACCGAAAGACCAGTATCAGAACACCAACTACCAGCATTATAGAACGACCAGCCTCCATCAAGACCAGAGTTATCAGTATTAAATATTGGATAGTAGTTATATTCAACTTTTACATTATTTAATTTATTAATAGCTTTAGCTACTAATTGTATTTTTTCAATAATAGAATATGCTTGATCATATCCTGCATTAATATATTCTTCATTACCATTTA